ATTTCCCGTATTTCCAGTACACACAGACGAAATACTATTAGCTGATGGCATTTTATGGATAGAGAATCAAGTTCTTGATGACACAAACATGAAGGGCAAGACTCTAGGAATTAGACGATTACAGAGTCCAATGAAGAGTATATATCCTATAAAATATATGCTTAGTGATATACCCTCATACTTAAAGCATCAGGGTAAATATTACATAGATAATTCAGGATATTTTTTTAGAAAGGATAAAAAACATAATATTCCTTTGAAGTATCACAAGATTTTAAGAGTAGATAAAAAGGTCATAGCCACCGTGCTATGGATAAAGGATTGCCCCTTCCCATTTACTCTTGAGAGACCTCTGCCCGAGTCTTGTACTTGGGCAGGAGTTCTTTACAGGGAGGGCATACCGTGGATACTATATGAAGTATCTGAAAATAAACAAAAAGATACATGGAGAAAAGTGTGAAATCAATAATTTTAACAGGATTTTTAGTACCATATTTAGGTGCGGCTCCTTATATAGAGTATAAGAATGAAGCACAGTTTCAATACGATAACTATATTAAAAATTCAAACTATTTTAGAGCTGGGTATAAATTTGACAACAATATGTACCTTGAACTCGGAGAGACACAAGAGTTTGGATATAAATTTGATGGAGTTAATTGGACATTCAAAGGAAAGATAGAGTTTAAAAACGAAAACAACAATAAACTAGAAACAGAGATAAGATACACATTTAGATAATATGAAGTTTGGACCACACCATTACAGACCTTTACCAGAATACCTTAGAGTAAAACCTAGTTCCGTAAACGGACTTGGACTCTTTGCTGAAGAAGATTTAAAAGCAGGCACATTCTTGGGAGTGTCGCATGTTTGGGAAAGTAATAGGCATGAATGGATAAGAACACCCTTAGGAGGTTTTATAAACCATTCAGAAGTTCCAAACTGTTTCATAAATACTAATGTACACTATCACCATGGAGATCAACGGGAGCTATACACAATTAAACCTATAAAAGCTGGTGAAGAGCTAGTGGTTTATTATACTGTAGGCTATGATGATATTATACAATGAGAACACTCTGGAAAATATGGGCAAAAAGCCTAGGAGAAAAAGCATCTGATGATGCAAAGGAAGCCGATCGCATAGCGATTCTTCGTAGTATAATTGTACTTGTAAATTTTATAACATGCTTCTTTATTATTGGTGGAATAATCCATCATTGGTAAGATGAAAGCAGTTATAAGTGATAGGATATACTTAGAAGTACTTCCTCATACCCAAAAGAAAATAGATGACGAACTAACGTATGCTATACCTTCTTTTAAGTATGGAGATCCACCTATCATAATTAAAAACATGGCACTTATTAAACAAGGGTTGATAGCTATACCTGTGGGAAGAATGGATTTAATACCAGAAGATCACGAAATAGTAGATAAACGAACCGATATACCCGTAGAATTTCCTTCATTTAAGTTTACTTTACGACCTTCTCAACAGTCTGTATATGACGATATTGAAGACAGTAGTATAATTAACGCATGGGTAAGCTGGGGTAAGACATTTACAGCTTTGGCTATAGCTGGAAAGCTAGGTCAAAAGACACTAGTAGTAACACATACTTTATCATTAAGAAAGCAGTGGGAAACTGAATGTAAAAAAGTATTTGGATTTACGCCTGGAATTATAGGTAGCGGTAAGTTTGAAATTGATAGTCCTATCGTAATAGGAAATATTCAGAGTTTATATAGAAAGATTCCACAAATTCGACAAGAGTTCGGAACTATTATCCTAGATGAAATGCATCATGTTAGTAGTCCCACATTCTCAAGAATTATAGATAAAAATTGTGCACGATATAAGATAGGTCTTACTGGCACACTACAAAGAAAAGATGGTAGACATGTAGTCTTTAGAGATTATTTTGGAGACAATGTTTATAAACCACCAAAGGAAAACTTTATGATGCCAAAAATTAACATCTTAAAACTTCCAATTAGGTTCATGGACGGAAACTCTATCCCATGGGCTAATAGAGTAAATGAGTTGGCTTACGACTCAGAGTATCAAAACTCTATAGCCATGACTGCTAGTGCATATGCTGCACGAGGTCATAAGGTACTCGTAGTATCTGATAGAGTGGATTTCCTAAAAAACTGTGCGAAACTCACTGGTGATAGTGCAGTTTGTGTGACAGGAGCAATCCCACACGAAGAAAGACCAGATATAATTAAACAGATATTTGAAGATAAAAACATACTATATGGGACACAAAGTATATTCTCAGAAGGTATTTCATTAGACATTCTTAGCTGTTTAATTCTTGGCACACCAGTAAATAACGAGCCGTTACTTACACAGCTCATTGGAAGAATTATTCGTACATATGAAGGAAAACAACAACCTACAGTTGTTGATATAAATTTAATCGGAAATACTGCACGGCGACAGGCTAGTCAACGACTAGGATATTATATCAAGCAAGGATATGATATATCAACCTTGTAAAGACCTCCGAAAAATACTACTTGACACGGATTCTAAATTTTGATATAATATAATGATAAAATATAATTGGGAAAAAATAATGAAAGTAACAGAAGGCGATGCCATTCAGATACTCGCAATTATTCATGTTCTTACTTACAAGCGTATAGCAATTAATCGAAAAGACCCTGCCTATAAATATCGGGCGGGTAATTTTGTCGGTGGAAGCTTTTTACTCCACCCTGAAAAATTATTAGCTAATCACAAAAAGTATTCCCCAGAAGAGTGTGCAACATATTTAATGGTTGCCTCTTTTAGAAATTATTTTACATATAAAGAACAGGGTGATACAAGATTACATATGTTGTATAACCCATTAATAAAACAAATAACAAACGACAATCGATTACTTCAAATCGTAGATAACTATGTTTATTTTAGATACGAAGAAAATCATACAGGAAAACAATTAAAATGGCAATAAAATTTAACCAAGCGCAAGGGAGCGCAAAAAAAGAAAAAATAGATCAATACACATACAAAGAAGGAGACAATGTACTCCGTATAGTAGGAGATCTATTACCTAGATATGTTTACTGGATCAAAGGTGAGAACGGCAAAAATATTCCTATGGAATGTCTTGCTTTCGACAGAGAAACAGAAACATTCAACAACAAAGAGAAAGATCACGTTCGTGAATTCTTTCCAGACCTTAAATGTGGCTGGGCATATGCTTGTCAATGCATAGACCCTGCTGATGGAAATGTAAAAGTAGTAAATCTTAAAAAGAAACTAATGGAACAAATCATGGTTGCAGCAGAAGATCTTGGAGATCCAACTGATGTAGAAACTGGTTGGGACATACATTTTCAAAGAGTCAAAACTGGTCCAATGGCTTTCAATGTAGAGTATAGACTTCAAGCACTAAAATGCAAAGTCCGTGCTTTGTCAGAGGCAGAAAACGCAGCTATAGCTGGTATTCGTTCAATGGACGACGTTTTACCTAGACCTACACCTGATGCTCAATTAGAACTATTACAAAGAGTTACTCAACCATCTGACGGCGCTGAAGCTCCATCTGATGTAGACTCTGAGTTCTCAATTTCGTAAGGAGAAAAACATGATTGGAATAGGAGAAGAATTTCCTTACTTTTCACTGCCTGCAGTAAGTTCTAACAATGATATTGTAGAAGCATACTTTGATGACAGAGAATGGAATGTAGTTTACTTTTACCCAAAAGATTTTACTTTCATCTGTCCAACTGAAATAGCAGACATGGATTGTTTGGTAGGAGAAGCAATAGTTACAGGTATTAGTGGCGACAATGAATACTGTAAACTTGCGTGGAAAGAACAAAATGATCTCATAGGCAATATCAAACACAACTTGGCAGCAGATAGTGGACTATCTCTCGCTAATAGATTAGGGATAGTTGACCCCGATGAAGGAGTACCTTACAGAGCAACTTTTATAGTTGATGATGAAGGCTTTATCCAACACGTATCAGTAAATGCATTAGATACGGGAAGAGATGCAAAAGAAGTGCTAAGAACACTACAAGCTTTAAAAGCTGGTGGTCTCACAGGTTGCGCATGGCAACCAGGCGAGGATTTCGTAGCATGATTTTATTTACAGCAGATTGGCATATAAAATTAGGACAAAAGAATGTTCCAATGGCTTGGGCCTGCGCAAGATATGACTTATTTTTTGAAACAGTACATGAATTAGAAAAAGAAGTTGACTTGCATATCATAGGCGGAGACCTATTTGATAGAGTGCCCTCAATGGACGAGCTTACACTTTACTTTGATTTTATTAAAGATGTTTCAATACCTACTATTATTTATGATGGTAATCATGAAGCTACTAAAAAGTACAAGACTTTCTTTTCTAATCTACAAAGAGCCACATCTGATGTAAATCCTCTTGTTGAGATTGTAGATAAAACTACAGAGTATGAATGGGGAACTATTCTACCCTATGTAGACTTACATAGAAAAGGCTCTATAGAGAAGTGCAATACCAACAAACCTTTATATACACATGTAAGGGGTGAAATACCCCCTCATGTGACACCTGAGGTAGACCTAGATAGATTTAATGATTTTCCTCTTGTGTACGCAGGAGACCTACATAGTCATACAAATACACAAAGAAACATTATCTATCCAGGCTCCCCTATGACTACATCTTTTCACAGAGATATAGTCAAGACAGGATATCTTATGATTGATGGTAGTGACTGGACATGGCATGAATTTGACCTACCACAATTACTGAGAAAAACAGTTACCGATCCAGAGGATATGGTACAAACAGAGTTTCATCATACAATCTATGAAATCGAAGGAGATGTTGCTGACTTAGCTTCAATAAAGAACTCAGAACTGCTTGATAAGAAAGTAGTAAAACGAAGTACAGAAGCTACGTTAAATCTCAAAGACTTAACAATCGAAGAAGAACTAGCAGAATATCTGAGTGCGATACTCGATTTGAATGATGAAAAAATACAACAAATAATGGGAGTGTTTAGTGATTATTCTAAAAACGCTACGCTGGGATAATTGTTTTAGTTATGGTAAAGGAAACATTCTTGATCTTAACTCTAGCAATCTCACTCAACTTGTCGGTACCAACGGAATGGGTAAGTCTTCCATTCCACTTATTATCGAAGAAGTCTTATTCAACAAGAATAGTAAAGGTATAAAAAAGCAGGAAATTCAAAACCGCTTTGTAAATGATGGCTATGCTATCAACCTTACTTTCTCTGTTGACGATAGTGAGTACGAAATAGACGTAACTCGAAAGGCAAGTATAAAGTGTAAACTCTATGAAAATGGAGAAGATATATCCTCGCACACAGCAACAAATACATATAAAACCGTACAAGAATTATTGGGACTTGATTTCAAGACCTTTACGCAGCTTGTATATCAGAATACTAATACATCACTTCAGTTTTTAACTGCGACAGATACGAACAGAAAAAAGTTTCTAATCGATCTTTTAAAGTTAACTGAGTATGTAGAGTTCTTTGAGATATTCAAAGAAGCATCGAGAGAGATTTCTCTAGAAATGAATAGCCTCGAGAGTAAGTCTGACACAATAATAAAATGGTTAAATGAAAATAAATTGGAGAGTATAGACATACTTCCTATATTAAATTTACCAAAATCGTCAGAAAAAGACGAACAAGAGTTACAGCAGTTACGAAACGATTTTGAAAAAATCTCTGAGAAAAATAAAAAAATTATAGACAATAATTTTAATAAGGAGCAGTTGCAACAGCTTGAAGCAGACGAGAACCGTCTCTTCAAAGGTGAGAAGATTGATCTTGACGCTATGCTGCAGAAACTTGGCACAGTACGTGCTCAATTGTCTGATGCTCAAGCGCACTTGGAGAAAGTCTCGGAACTTGACGGACAATGCCCAACCTGTGAACAGGATATAGATTGGGATAAGATGGAAGAATTAAGAATGAGTTATGTAAGAAGCATAACTTCAGGAGTCGATCAAGAAGAGGATATAGAGGAAAAACTTGAAAGAGCTCGAGACAACAACCTTCGGGTTGGAAGAAGAGACTCTTTGCAGAACGACTTTGAGAATCTTATTCGAAATGTGGACAACTCTCTTCCGACAGAGATTTTCGACGGTGAGAAGCTATCTTCCAAAATTGACGAAATTACTTCCAAAATACAAAATGTAAGAATGGAAATAGAAAAAATTGCGGAAAGCAATATGCAAGCCGAAAGACATAATACGAGGCTTGATATAATCTCTGAACAGACAAATAACTTTGAGAACGAATTGGAAGAAATTGTCGCAGCATTGGGTAAAGTAGAAGAAAAGGCAACACATCTAGAGATACTGAAAAAAGCATTTAGTACAAATGGACTACTTGCATATAAGATTGAAAATCTAGTAAAAGATCTAGAAGATTTAACAAATGAATACCTTGCTGAACTTTCAGCAGGAAGATTTAGTCTTGAGTTTGTAGTAACAAATGATAGATTGAATGTGGAAATAACGGATAACGCAAAGATAGTAGACATTCTAGCTTTATCCTCAGGAGAACTAGCAAGAGTTAATACAGCAACATTGCTAGCAATAAGGAAATTAATGAGTAGTATATCTAGTTCACGCATCAATACATTGTTTCTCGATGAAATAATTTCGGTACTCGATGATGAAGGAAAAGAAAAACTAGTAGAGATACTACTTGGAGAAGATCTAAATACATATTTAGTTTCTCATGGCTGGACTCACCCCCTTCTTGCAAAAGTAGAAGTAATAAAAGAGGACAATATAAGTAGGTTAGAGTGACCCACACGTTTTGGAAGCATATGTGTCCAATAACAGATAGAATAATTTATGTTCCCGTAGGTAGATCTTGTGGGAATTGCAAACAGGAAGAAGATGGAATTCGCAGAAACATTAAAGAAACAAGAACACAACGAAAATCTAATAATAGTTGATGGAC